CCGTGAAGGTCAATTCTATTTATACAAATCAATTCTTTGAGATATGAAGAAACTACTGATACTACTGATTCCAATCGCTGTTGTTGGATGCAAATCACCCTCGCCAGAAATTCGAAACCTCAATCTATACCAGCCCTCTACTCTCAGTCTGAAGGCGGGGACAAAGGTTCAGACAGTGGAGGGAATCTACCAAGCACAGACCGATGAAATCTGGCATTCTGATAAACGCTTTCGCCAACTTGAGCGGAAGGTTTACAACAAGTGAAATACCGACCATCATCAATATCTGTTGCTGGTGTCGATTTTCAAATCAAATACTGCAAGATAAGTGAGTATGGTTTGTATGAGTTGGAAGACAAGGTAATTAAGATTCGCAATACTCTGACTGATGAACAAGCATTTGATACTCTGATGCATGAATGCGTTCATGCTGCTTTTGATATGAGCGGTATTACATACATGATTGATGATGACCAGAAAGAAGAGGCAATTGTTAGGGCAATTGAGAATCTACTGTTTCCGGTGTATCAGCAAGAATATGAAAAATTCCGCACCACTAAAAGCAGTGCGGAATTATCCCCTAAGAAGAAGTAATCAACCCTTCTTCTTCTTTTCCTTTGGAGCAGGAGCCTCAACGGGCTTTACTCCGGTTTCCTTGGCTTTACCTACGTTAATCGCCAACCAGTCAATACCCTTGTAGACCTTTGCCCAGATAGTGCCTTCCTTTGGTGTAGGTGTGACACTGGCGATAACGGAAGCAATCGTGACGGCAGCGGTGACATATTCAAACCACCCCTTTTCAGTCAAGAATTGAATTACAGTTTCCATATTACTTTGCTTTCGTTTGTATTGTTAGTGTAGTCATGACATCACTATATACATAATAAATACTTCTTTATTTATGCCAGAAAAAAGAATCGCACATTTGATTGGTAATGGTCCTTCCAAGAAGTTCTTTCGGAATGAGCCTGTTGGTGATGTGTATGGTTGCAACTTTGGGACAGAGGGTATAAAGCACAAGGGTGTATTCATACATGACAAGAGACCTCTTAGGCACATGCAGAATCATAACACCAAACTTCAAGATCCTCTCATTGCAAGAATCAAATATGAAGCAATGGTGAAACCTTTGGTGATAAAAGGATTGATTGATAAATCGACCTTACGATGGATTCCTGATTCGGTTCGAACAAGAAACTCTGGGCACGATGGAATCATCTACCTTCTAGGACATGCTGAAGAGAATTACACTGAACTTCACCTTTGGGGTTTTGATTCTCTGACTCACGGGACAGTTGAATCAGATTCAAAGGGTAAGATTGATGGTTCGAACCCAAGGCAGAAGATGTTGAAAAGTTGGGTTCATACGTTTGCCAAGATAACTCATAAATTCAAATCCAAAGGGAAGTCGATCTTCCTTCACCATGATGATATTAAAGTAGAAAAGGTAGCGTAATATGTCAGACAAAGACTTTTTTGATTTCGGTTTCACGGCAATGGATGAGGATGAATTGGATATAGTCCAAAGCGCATCCCAGACTGCTGATGAACTTCAAGAGACTAAAGAGAAACTTGAGAAACTCCATAAGGCAATACTGCCACTCTTGGCGAATCTTGAAAAGAATCCCACGAAGCCTTACATCTATTGGGCAGATCGCAAGGAGAAGATTCAGCAGTTTCGTAAGCACCTTCAGGGAATTGTATCTTGATGCGAGTCATTGCCGGTCCATGTCAGCATGAGACTCTGGAGATGAGTCTTGAGATTGCAGAGGAGTGCAAACGCATATGCGAAAAGTTTGATTGCGATTACTTCTTCAAGGCAAGCTATGACAAGGCAAACAGAACCAGTCTTGATTCACCAAGGGGAGTTGGTATCAATAAGACTCTGAGTGACTTTGGTGAAATCAAAAAAGAACTTGGTGTCAAGATACTCACTGATGTTCATAATATTGAAGAGTCTCGTATGGTAGCGCGTTCTGTGGTAGATGCAATTCAGATTCCTGCTTTCCTTTGCCGACAGACTGACCTGATTGTTGAGGCATCATGGAGTCAGAAGATCGTGAACATCAAGAAGGGGCAATTCCTCTCACCGCAAGATGTTCGCGGTATCCTGACCAAGACAAAGATTGCAAAGGAGGTTTGGATTACCGAAAGAGGTTCCTCGTTTGGATACAACAATCTGGTGGTGGATTATGCTGGTATTCAATACATGCTCCAGAACTACGATTGCCCAATCGTCTTTGATGCAACTCACAGTGTTCAGAGACCGGGTGGCAATGGAACCACTAGTTCAGGGAATCGTGAGTATGCACCGGGAATGGCAAGGGCAGCAGCAGCAGTTGGGGTGACTGACTTCTTTTTTGAAGTTCATCCTGACCCTGACAATGCCCCTTCGGACGGTCCAAACATGGTTTTTTTGGATAAATTTGAAGAAATCCTGAAATCCGTCCACTTTATCGTTAAAAACGGTAGTTTCTAGGGTAAAAAAAGTTCAAAAAAAGTGCTTTTAGGGGTTGACGGGAATCCAGAAATGGTCTAGTATGATTTCCGTAATGAGAAAGCACTACTACCTCACCAATACTGAGCATCAGGATGAAGCCCAACTGCTTGGATACTCCTTCAATGTTCATGAGAACGGGACTGTCACAGTCAAGACTGAATACACCTGTGATGAATACCAGAATGAATGGGGCGAAGTCATTGAGATGACCAAGAATGAAGCCCTTAATTTCTGGAAGAAACTCACTGCTGGCGGTTGGTTCGCCTCCCAACCAGAAGTTGACCAAGCAATTTCCGAATTACTCTCGGACCACTAGTCGCCACATCAATAACTACCTTGATGGAGTGAAGGCAGTGGATATGCACCAAGACCACTTTGACAAATTCTTTGGTTAATTCGTCTGTTGGTTGTTAATGTTGTGTCATGTTCTCCCGCCCTTGGTTTTTGGTGTTACCAAGGGCGGGAGTTTTCTTTACCTTCACCATGAGGGTGTTGACTTCAAAAATTAACTGTGATAGACTCTTTTCTGTCGTTAGAAACAAGTGTTTCTGACAGACAAACCACATAACGGCTCGCGAGAAACGTGAAGCCATAACCCAAAACTAACATATGAGAAACACAAAAAACATAAGTAAAGAAAGTATCCACGCTGCAAAGACTGCTCATAATAACAAACATTATACAGATGCCGTGAATTCTGAACTCGCAGATCGCGGCACACGTCTGAAAGTCGAAAGATGGGATGTTCTTGACTATGCTGCCCTTAATAAACTCGAAGAAGTTTCGCTTGGTAATGAAGACCTTGGTGGTCGAGTTGTTGAACCCATTGCAGTCAAAAAGCTGACGGCGAGCTTGTCGGGGAAGAAGGGGTTTGTTTATGAAGTTGGTTCAACACCAATCATTGCTGCTAGTGTCAATGGCAAAGACTACATTGTAGAGGGGCGGCATCGAAGGGAGGCTGCAAAGAAGCTAAATGCATCTTGGCTTGTGGCATATGTCACCAGAACAGATGGGAATGCACTGAGTGAGGAGGAGATCGAAGAAGCGGCATATGAAGCAAATGATCGCCACCCCCAACTACCAACTAAGCCAAACGATATGCAATCAGATGTTGACAGATTGTTGTCTCTTCATGCCAAGGGTAAGTGGAAGGTTATCGAAGACAGATTCAAGAACAAAAAGGACAGAAAGGAACGGGATGATGCTCTTTTCTCCGCGGCAGAAAACTACGTTTATGATAAGATGTGCGGTCGGGAAAAAGACTCCGGTGTTGTCACATCAACGGTGAAGTCTTTTGTTAGGCAGTCTAAATCTGGTTCCTTATATCAGGTTACCAAAGATGATTCTGGTATGTTCAGAAAAACCACTGCTGCTTATGTTGCAAATGCAATGAACAGTCAAGATTACCTAACACTGTCCTTTCAAGGTGTTATGCAAGCTCCACGGCTAATCAACAAAGCAAAGAAACAGTTTAATGATAATGGCAATGCCACATTCAAGGTTGGGTTGTTTGCGAGTCAAGTCCAGTCAAAGTCTCAGGACGATTACATGCGTGAACTCAAGGGATTCATGGATAGTCTTGAATCACTTCAGAAAACCGACAATGTTTGTCTCAAGAATAACAATAAGAGCTTCTTTAAGAAGAAGGAAAATCAAAAAGTTGAATTCCCACAATTCAAATTTGATATCGTGATGATTCCGCAAAGGCGAAACGTCGATGAGGATGCGATTAGCTCCGGTAAGGTTCTGACTCTTGAAGAGTTGGGATATAAAGAGTGGGTTAATAGAAATACTCCCGTCACGGTGATCTGACCTAAACCCACACACTCTCCCTCATGGTTTTTGCTGCTTTTCGCCATGAGGGAGAGTTTTCTTCTTTCGTAAGTCGTTGATTACCAACACCTTTAACGATAACGTAAAAAAAGTTTAAAAAAAGTGCTCTAGGGGGTTGACAGGATTCATGGGATAGTCTAGTATGTTCTCATGGTTAAGCATACGATAACTTACTTCAACACTTCAATTTCTCCCTATGCGGAGATCGAACAAGAAGGGGACTCGTTCCTCGTCTTCAACCTTGTCACTGGGCTTCTGTTCGCGACTTTCTCAAACTACGACGAAGCGTGGGCTGCTGCTCGTGAAATCTTTCATCGCTATGAAGCGATGGAGGCTTGACAGGAATCCAAAAGTAGATTACTCTTTTACTGTAATGCGAAACATGAAAAAACTTCTTCTTACTCTTATCATGTGCTTCCCAGTCTTTCAATCCCATGCCTTCACTCCTGAAGAGACGGTGGCAATCACCATTCTTGCTGAAGCCCGTGGAGAGGGTGAATCCGGTATGTATGCCGTCGCTTGTGTCATCTCTCAAAGAGCGATTGAGCGCAAGATCAGTGCCGACAAGGTTTGCACTCAGAAGTGGCAGTTCTCCTGCTGGAATCCCAATGATCCCCAGAAGGGAAAGCTTGGGCGCCTCTTGAATCTCCCCCAAGCAAAGTATGCCAAGATGCTCGCCAAGAACATCATGAACCTTGACCGTTCCTTTGTTGGTTTTGCAAACCACTATCACACTCATCGTGTTAAGCCTTACTGGAGCAAGGGCAAGACTCCCGTCAAGGTGTTGGGTAACCACAAATTTTTCAAACTCTAATTATGAAACACAAAAACCTGATCAAACTACTGAAGTCCATCCGTAAGGATACCGTGAAACGAAGCGAACTGATTGCGAAAGCAGAGAGTCGAGGAATGGAGGCAAAGGAAATCAAGCCTGCACTACGTGTCCCTGATGCATCTGTTTCCCGTGGTCAATACAGTGTCCCCAAGATGCTCAAGGCAATGGAATCTGGGTTTGCTGCTCAGAAGCGTGGTCGCAAGGTTGCGAGTCCAGTGAGCAAGTCCAGTGTTGATGTTGTGAAGGTCTCTAATGACCGGAATCTGGAAGGAACCTTCTATCCATCTCAAAGTGATATTGAGGATGAACTGAGCCTCATGGGAACCTATCTGTAGGGTTGACAACTGGTGAGTAGTTTGCTACTATTATCTGCATGAAGTTGAACTTAAAATGTGAATCGATCTTGTCTCGCCAAGTTGCGATTGATTTCATTCAGGAGCATCACTACTCACCAGTTCTTCCCAAACTTACCAAGCACTACCTTGGGTATTTTCTGGATGGTAAGCTTCGTGGTGTTCTCACACTCGGATGGGGGACACAACCGAAGGCAACCATCAACAAAATGTTTAATGGTCTGGATTCAAGTCATTATTTTGAAATCGGAAAGATGTGCATGGATGATGACATGCCCAAGAATTCTGAGTCTCAGATGATGTCTCTGACTGTGAAATGGATGAAGGAGAAAACCGATTGCCTCTTTCTCTACACAATGGCTGATGGCATCATGGGTAAGTGTGGTTATGTCTATCAGGCATCTAATTTCTACTTTGGTGAACGCTATCTGACCGATGTGTATATGATGGACAATGGCGAGAAGCTTCACCCTAGATCTACCAAGTCTCTATGCCTTGAGAATGCCAAGGAGCTTGGCAAAGAAAGAGTCTTCTGGTTGACCAGTGACTTCATGCTCAGGCGTGGAATCAAGCGCATCAAGGGGTATATGTTTCGCTACATTTACCCACTTAACAAGACTGCCAAGAAGCTTCTGAAGAAGGGCAAGGTCATCACTATCAATGACAAACAGATTGAGGGTAAATTGGAGTGGACACAAACCAAAGCCAATTATCCAAAGGACAAGTCACTTGAGTGGTTTGATGGAACCAAACCACCCAAAGTTAAAATTGAAAAACCAAAATTCGTTTTGGATTTGAACAACATCAAATACAACAAAAAAAATGTAGAGGTAGCAGGAAACACTTCCTCTCGACTCCCCGGTTACTGATATTATGAAACGCACAAAAGCATTCCTTCGCAACGGTCGAATCAAGACGCCCGACTCCGCATTCACTGGTGAAGAACCAGTATGGGATTCCAATACAACTGATCTTGACTCGTATCTTACCAAGGCATTCGGTTTCTACAATTACTACCTTGAGAAACCGGACTTTCTTTATGCGCTTCACGAATACATGGTATCAGATTCCCGGTATGGTTCAGCAAAGGCATCCCTCTTGACTAGGAACTATCCTCAAAACGAGGTTTGTTCTCTTGTTGGGAGTCTTGCCCGGATGGCAACACAAGGTGCTCCTGTTCAGGGCAAGGTTAGGAAGCTGATTGACCGTCTCCTGAGAACAGTTCGTCCTGTTGCTGCCACAGCACCAAAGAAGACTGGACTTTCTCCTATCGAGATTGCAAGGGCAAGAATCCCTCAACGCTCAAGGGAGAAGGTCCAGTCTCTTATCACTGACCTTGAGGCACTCATTGATTCATGGACAGTGAAGACTACTGGCAAGATTCGTGAATTTGATATCATTGCGGCATTGAACGAAATCAATGTCGAGAAAGAGTATCATCGACCGCTTCAAGAATGGATCAAGAAGTATCACGATGAGTATTGGCAAGCCTACGATAAGTCTGACCCTGACCTTGTTGAAGGATTTTCCTATCTTGGTAAAGCAGCATTGAAGCATCGCATCAAAGCCCTTCAGACCATGTTTCAGTCTGTTGAGGGATGGAAGAAACCAGTCAAGGCACGTAAGCCTCGAAAGAAGCGTGTCAAGACTGCTGACAAGCAAATCAAGTCCCTGAAGTTTGCACCAGAGAATGACGAATTTAAATTGAATTCCATTAACCCTGTGACCATTCCCGGTTCCCAGCACCTCTATGTCTTCAATACTCGCTACAAGACACTGAATGTCTATCATGCAGAGGGACCAGATGGGTTTGGTGTCAAGGGATGCACACTACAGAACTTCGATTCCAAGACAAGCTATGTCATCACACTACGTAAACCCAAGGAGATTCTGCCACAAGTTGCTGGTAAGACTCCAAAGCAAATTGAAAAGATTGTCAGCAAGTTAACCACCAAGAAAAAGACTGCCACTGGTCGCATCAATGGGCACTGTATCCTTCATCGAGTTGTGGCATCACGTAAATCACTGTAACACTAAACACTGTCATATGAGAAACCTAGAAGAGACTCAAAAGAAACTCAGCATTGAAATGGAAATTGGAATCAATCAGACTCGCCTGATTCGTGAGGTTGTTGGTCATGTCAAGAGAGATAATCTCACCTACATGGAGGCACTAATGCAAGTCTGTGAGGACCATGAAGTGGAACCAGAAGATCTAGCCAAGCTCGTCTCTGGTAATCTCAGGGATCGTCTTCATGCCGAGTCTGTCCAACTTAACTGCATCAAGGATGAGTCTCCAGTCAATACACTTTACTGATATGAGAAAATACGAAATCACAAACGAAACTCACCCGAATAACAAGAATCTGAAGCGCATTCGTGCCCTGAAGGATTTCAGTAACGTCAAGAGGGGTGAGCTTGGTGGATTCATTGAGTCCGAGAAGAACTTGGATCAGGAAGGCAATTGCTGGCTCTCTGGGAATGCAAAGGTCTTTAGAAATGCAGTGGTCTCTGGGGATGCAGTGGTCTCTGGGAACGCAGTGGTCTCTGGGTATGCAAAGGTCTATGGGGATGCAGTGGTCTCTCATAATGCAGTGGTCTCTTGGAACGCAGTGGTCTCTGGGGATGCAGTGGTCTCTTGGAACGCAGTGGTCTCTGGGTATGCATGGGTCTCTGATAATGCAGAGATTTGTGGCAATGCAAGGGTATCTGGTAATGCAGTGGTCTTTCATAATGCTCAGGTCTATGGTAATGCAGAAGTCTCTGGGGATGCAAAGGTCTATGAGGATGCAAAGGTCTATGGGGATGCAGTGGTCTCTTGGAACGCAGTGGTCTATGGCGATGCAGAAGTCTCTGGGTATGCAAAGGTCTATGGGGATGCAGTGGTCTCTGATAATGCACAGGTCTATGGGGATGAAAAATCGAAACCCAACGACAACCCAGAAATCCTTTTGAGCCTTCCCGAAGAAGTGACTAGCATCACTATCAGTGGCATCACATACACCCAAAAGGTCACTTGGGTTGCTGAAGAGAAATGAACTGAATCCTACGGAATAATGATACTAGGACCAAATGACCCAAGAGCAGTGCGATTGACGAAAAAGCAAATCGCGAAACGCAGATCGAAGATGACTTCGACTGAACGGAAACAGGAGGATGATCTGATCGCATTTCTTAGAAGTAAGAAGATATTGCCAACAGAATCACTGTGAACGGATTCAATGCATATTCATTATACCAAGCAATCAAGCTACACTTTTCAGGGAGTTATGATGCCATTAAGTATGGCTTCAAGACCAGAGTCAAGCAGAGCACCTATGAAGCAAGAAAAGACAGATACTTCTATGAGAAGATTGCCAGCAAGTTTCAGAGGCAAGATGATTTGGTCAGATATTATGTTGCCAACTTCGTCTACCAAGGAACATCAATCTGGATAGGTGATATGAACGAGGAGCACCTAGACACCCTGAACACTCTCCTAGATACTTTCACGTATCACACAGTGAGTTCAGTGAAGAAGTTTCCAGTGAAATTCGATGAGATGTTTCAGGGTGATGACCCCTTGATAATGAAAATTGAAATTGAAATTCAAGTTGCCCTGAATGCAATTCTCAACTTCACTCAGGATTTAAGGAAACGTCTTCGTGACCCTCTTGGTATTCATGCCACTCGCTTTGACCTGATTGAGAACTACCAACCGTTCTTGGTGTCATGGGTGGACCTGAATCGTGTCAAGAGGGGTCTTAAACAAGCACTTGAGTTCAATAATTAAGTGTGCTATACTATTTGTATTCCTTGAGTGAGGAATACGTAAAACAAAAGTAAAACAGATAATACATCAGATAAAACATATGTCATTCGAACAACTGAAAAAGAATCGTGCCTCGTCCCTCCAGAGCCTAGTGAATGCTGCCTCTGAAGGAAACACTGAAAAGAACAAATACGTTGATGAGCGTTTTTGGTCTCCCGGTGTTGACAAGGCTGGTAACGGATTTGCCGTCATCCGTTTCCTTCCAGACCCCGATGGCAAACAGTTCACTACTTACTATCAGCATGGATTTCAAGGTCCGACTGGTAAGTGGTATATCGAGAAGTCTCGCACTTCTCTGAACAATCAACCTGACCCTGTAAGTGAGATGAATACTCGTCTCTGGAACAGTGGAAGGGATGAGGACAAGGAACTTGCTCGTTCTCGGAAGCGCAAGGTGAATCACGTCTCCAACATCTATGTGGTGAGTGACCCTGCTAATCCTGAGAATGAAGGCAAGGTTTTCTTGTATCGCTATGGTGCCAAGATCAAGGACAAGATCATGGATGCTGCAAATCCCAAGTATCAGGATGAGACTCCACTGAATCCGTTCTGCCTCTGGGATGGTGCTGACTTCAAGATCAAGATTGCTCAGGTTGCTGGTTATCGCAACTATGACAAATCTGAGTTTGGTCAAAGCAGTTCCCTTCTGGGTGGTGATGATGCCAAGCTTGAGGAAATCTACAAGCAGACTCATGCTCTGAGTGAGTTCCTTGACCCTTCCAACTACAAGTCATACAATGAACTCAAGGCTCGCTTGAATGAAGTTCTTGGCGATGCTGAAGTGGAGCGTGATTATGAGAATGATGATGTCCCTATGGACTATGCTCCTGCACCTAAGTCTGCTCCTGATCCAATGGAGAATGCTCCTGCTGCATCTTCTTCTGGTGATAAAGATGACGAGACTCTGAGTTATTTCGCCAAGCTCGCGCAATCGTAGTAGTTGTAACCTCTCATTACAATGCCCTGCCCTGAGAAATCGGGGTGGGGTTTTTTATCTGCTGCCAACACCACTGCGTCTTTGTCTCGGTTGCCTCTCCGCTGCCTCAGTCTGGGCAGCAATACTTGTATTTGAAGTTGGTGCAGAGATAGTGCTTCTATTATCGTTTGAAATCTGATTGATGACCACTGGTTGTGTTGC